CCAAAGATCCCGGAGGTGGAGCCAGCCGCTGACGCGGAAAAAGCGGCCTTGCTGGCCCTATACGGCGAAGAGTTATTCACCAAAGCGTGGAAATTGCTTTACCCGCGCACCCGCTTCAGTCCCGAGCAGATCGAGCGCAGCCAGCAGGCCATCCAGGCCGGGGTGTACCGCCAGCTCGATACCACCCACCTGAGTTTGCGGGACTGGCAGCGCTACCACGCCGGCTGTTTGCAGCGAGTGGAGCTGGCGGCTAAGTGGTTTGCCCGCCACCCCGACAAAGCCATTTCCTGGCCCTACGCGCTTTACTCCAACGGCCGCGGCTACTTCGACGCCGACAACGCCAATGGCTTTTTGCGCACCGAGCAGTGGTTTGTGGAAAACGAAGTGAAGCGCCACCAGCGCCGCATCCACGACGCATTGCAAGCGGCCGAAACCGAGTTTTCGCAGTTCAAGCAGCTGCAGCGGGGCGTTAAGATTACGGCCAGCAAGCGCGTCAAGCAGGCTACGGCCTGGGAACTCTACCGCTGGCACGAAAACCGCATCCGCCTCTTTGGCGGCGCCCCGGCACTGGAGAAGTTCTACGCCCTGACGGCCACCGCGCCCCGCGGCTAAAGCCCCATTTTCACTCCTTGCTGCCCCACCCATGAACCTGCGTACCCTCGACGAAACCGTTGCCCTCTACGAAGGCGAAGCCACCGCCCTACAGGGCGCCCTCCAATACTACCTGCACGACGTGACCGTGCGCAGCACCCTGCGCCGGGTGCCGCTGGCCGAGGCCATGAGCATCAAGCCCGTGGCCCGGGTGTTTGCGCGCCTGCTAAAAATGAACCAGGGGCGGTGGGTGAAGCCCGCCCGGGGCCGCCAGCCGCCCACGCCTCGTGTGCGGCCCCTACGCCTGGAGTACGACGAGCTGCTGCAACTGCACGCGCTGCACGTAGCCGGGGAGTTACAGCCGATCATTGCCAGCCACCAAGACCCCTTGCAGGTGTGTCTGGGCAAGCTCGACCAGCGCGCCCAGAACCTGAGTTTGCTATTTCAGCTTTAGGATAACGCGAATATGTACTGTATACAGAAGGCAAGTAAGCCGGGTAGGAGAGAGTAGCTTGCCGTGGAAATTACGTGAATGGGGATTTAGCCAGCAAAAAGCGGGATAAGTAGGGGTGGGAGAGTTGTGGGAAGAAGGCGAAATGCGGATATTGCTACTTGTTGATAATATTCCTTTTCCGCGATTATATGCCGTATGCTTACCGCTGGCCCACCCCACCCGGGGGCGGAGTGTTGAAGTCCTTTTGCCGGCTCGGCGGCGGGCCTACGTTTGCGGCTCCTAAGTTCGTTAGCCTGTGAGCAGCCTGCACATTCCCGTCCGTCCGCACGTCAAGAAGTATTTACTGGTTCACCTGGGTGAAGACTACGACCTGTCCATGGGCGACCAGTTCGGCATTATGCTGGTGCTGCTGCTACGCCGTCCACTCCAGGACAAGCGCAAAGCGGCCAGCATGCACGAGTACCGCGAGAAGTTCTCGTTCGGCACCGTGGGCTACCCGGCCCAGAAGTGGGGGCTGCGCAGCTTCACCACCGGCACCATCTACTTGTTTGGCAAGTACGTGGAAGAGGTGATGATGAAGGAGATGTACGGGCAGGTGGCCACCCAGGTCGACAACGGCCGCGGCCTGCACGATTCGCTCAACGAGTGGCGGGCTAAGTACGATTTCACCGAGGCCGACAAGAGCTTCGACGCGGTGAAGAAAAGCTACCAGCGCCAAACCAAGGAAGACCGGTTCCGCAAAGCGGCGAGTCGGCAGGCGCCGCTCAAAGCCGTGCGGGTCCTGCGCCGGGAGCTGCTCAAGCTGCCGGCCGCGCCGCTGGGGCAATGGGCCACCACCGTCAGCTAAACATCCCAAGAAAAAGGGAAAATCCACTCCACCGATTGTCCCTTCAAAATCGACTTTTGTCCCCTTGACTTTTGTGCCTGATTCCAGCTTCGATAGTATCGTTCAACCGCTAGCGGCCGCGCCGTACCAGCTCCAGTCCCTGCCGGCCGGCGCCAGTGCCGGCCTGGTGGGCTACGCGGCGTTGTACTACCTGCCAGTGGAGGCCTTGCTGACTGATCCGCTCTCGGATGGCACGCAGATTACGGATGATTTGGCCCTGGCGCCGGGCGCGGGCTGGTACGAGCTGAAGGTGACGCCGAACACCATCAAGTTCGACGAGACGCCCAAGCTCACCCGGGGCGTGACCACCTACACCACCAAAGTAGCGGCCACCCGCGCGCAGACCGGCGACGAGGGCGCTGCCTTGCTGGCGCTGGAAGGGCGGCGGTGCCTGGTGATGCTGCGCGAGCACAGTGGCCGGTTGCGCCTGGTGGGCAGTCGAGAGTCGTTTCTGGTGTTTCGCGCGGGCAGCGAAGCCAGCAGCCCCGCTGCCCGCGCCGGCCTGGACTTGCAGTTCACCAACGAGCTGAGCCGGCCCGCGGTGTATTACGCCGGCAGCTTGCCGCTGGCCAGTGGCGGTACGGTGCGGGGCGCCGGCAGCGGGGCCGGCACCGGCTCGGTGCAGGTGTTCAACCGCAAGGGCGAACTGGTGGCCACCGTGGCGGCCGGCAAAGCCATTACCATCCTAAGCGGCTTTCGGGTCGCGCTTCAAATCAAGTAATCGTGGCAGCCTTATCGATTGTCAATCCCTCTTTAACGCCGCAGCAGTTCGAGGATAAATTCCTGCGGCTCTTCGCCGACAACGAGTTTCAGAACATCACCGAAGGCACGTTTCGGCAGTTAATTCAGGATATCCGCAAAAACTTCCTCAACCGCTTGGCTGTCACCACCAACGACATCCGGGGCGGCTTGTACCGCATCGACAACGTGGACGCGCTCAGCGCCATTCCCGGCTACATGCTGGTGGTGGGCATGACAGCCCAGGCCACCCAGGGCGGTACGTTGGTGGAAATTGCTGCGGCCGAGGCCGCTGGCCTGGTGCTGCCACCAGCCACGTTTCAACTCGTTTCGCACTCGAACGGTCGGCTGTTTGCCTTCGTGGATGAGAAGCCCAACACCACGGAGAAAGTGCTCTGCGCCTGGGTGCGGACCTCGGGCTCGGATGAGGAGCGGATTCGCTCGTATCCGCAGCTGGTGCTGGAAGAGCAGCCCTACGAGGCCGGCGACGTGGTGCAGCATACGTTTGAAAACGAGCAGACGATCCTGTTGGAAGTTCGGCGTAAGCTGCCATTAGCTGGAGACGGAACGAGCAACCCGGTGCCCACCGGCCACCCCACTGCCGACCTCAACTACAAGCCGTTTGCGCCGCTGCTGCCGGTTACGCACTACCAGAATACCGACAAAGGCACCAACGCCGACCTCTTCGAGATTGGCATGAGTGAGTTAATTGATGGAACCGGGGAGTACTACCGCGGGCTGGTCATCAATAAAAGCGAAGGCGAGGGCAAAGGCTTTCTGGGCGCGAGGGTGCAGGATGCGGATGGTCAGCCCTGCTTTGAGCTAGTACAGTGCCGCGACTTTGTGCGGGGCGGTCCAAACGTGTATGAACCGCTGGGCAGCGACCAAGGAGTACCGTATTTGGTGCAGCTGCAAACCACCGAAGATGCCTACCCGAACCGCCTGCTGCGGGCTATCCTGAGCGACGACAATGCCATTGCCATTGACGCAGTGCGGCTGCAAACGCTGGAAACCGTCGCCTTTCAGGATTTTCAGTTTCAGCTCAACAGCACCAAGATTCAACCCTACACCTTCAAAAAAGGTGTGGTGTACCGTGACCTAGTGGCCTACACTGCCTACGAGTGCCGGATAGACCATACCGTATTGGAACCGGAGTACCCCACTGATGGGCCACTTTTTCTGGAAGTGCCCTATCTGACCAAGGAACGGGGCGAGTACATTGCCAACCAGCTTGCCGCGGTGCCGGCCATGATTGCCAACGCGCCCGGCAAGATTCCGCGCTTCTATGCCTACGACCCCAGCGGTAACCAGAAAAACGGCAGTATGCTGGTGCAGGTATCGGGCTTCGGCAACGGCGCGGTGGTAGAAATGTTCGCCAGCGGCTCGATTGGGGGCGGTGAGTTCGTGATTCGGTCCGGCAGCGTGCTCAAAGGCAAAGGCTTCAACCTAGACCTCACGGGTGGTAAATTCTCGCACGGCCGCGACAGCACCCTGGAAAACGTCAACTTCTACAACGGCACCCTCTTCGGCTTTGGCACCGTGAACCGCTCGATAGCGGGTGGCTCGTTGAACACCACCGCCCTCGATGGCTTTGGCGGGCAGACCTGGTACGTGTACGGCACCCGCATAAACTGCGCGGCCGGCTTCAAGCTGCTGCTCAACGGCGCCGTGCTCTACTGGCACGGCACCAAGGAGTACCCTGAACCGGTGCTGCCCGATGGCGTGGACGTGAGCGAGGGCAGTGTGCAGATAATCAACTACGTAGCGCCCCCTGGTGAAGACAACGGTGGTACGCCGGTCGATACCTCGGGCCTGGTGAGCGAGGGCAGCGCCGGGCCCGGCCGCTACAACATTGTGGCGGCCGGAATTGACGCTGGCAACGATATTACGGGCCAGGGTGATTCGAGCGGCATTTTCGGGGGCGTTGACAACCAGATTAGCGATTACCTCGACGCCGATAACGGCGAGGTGGTGGCCGTGCCTACCTACGCCGTGATTCTGGCCAGTGGTAATTGCCAGATTCTGGGCGGCAACCGCGCCTTGATTGTGCGCTCGGAAACGTCGAGCATCAACAATTCCAGCTACTCCACCCTGGTAGGGTGCGAAAATTCGGCCATCATCAACGAGAGCGACCACTGCCGCATCGAATACTCGTTGGCCTGCTCGTTGAGCAGCTGCCAGGACGTAACGCTGGAAAACTGTACGTACCTGACCCTCGCCGGCCGCAGCAATGAACGCTGGGTGAATAACGTGCTGCAATCCGCGGCGTCCGACGACCTGGTAATAACGGTGCTCAATAACGGCACCTCGGCCTTTTCGGATTTGCTGCAAACCGCACACTACTCGCTTGCCTCGGTTAGTTCGCAATACAACGGCACCAACTGGCAGGCCCAGCTGCTAAAGGCTGATGGCAACGCCGCCGGGCCGGTGCGCAACACGGCGGCCACCCTCAATTCCGACCTAGAGGCGCTCTACGCCACGGAAGCGAGCGTGCCCTTCTACCTCATTCGGCTCACGCTCGACCGGCTCAGCACCTCGGACGTGGCCTACGCCAACTTCACGTTTAAGCCTGTTACCTAATGCGCAATCAACAGTTAAACCCGCACACGTTTGGCTTCAAGGTGTATCTGGTGCCGGGTGGCGTCGAGATGCTGGCCGACCCAAGTTTCAACCAAGCCTTTTCCTCGGGCACGTGGCAAACCAACGACCCCACCAACTGGAGTATCGACCTGGCCGCGGGTAAGGCCGTGAACATCGGCGGCGGCGGGCAGGTGTATCAAACCTTCGACCTGGTGACCAACGCCACTTACAACATCGAGATTGAGCTAGAGGGGCGCGACGGGGGCGGTATCTACTTCGAGTTTATCAATCCGCAGAACAATACGGGCGTAGGCTACCGCAACCTGCCCAACGGCCTGAACCAGTTCACGTTCACGGCCTCGGCCAGTGAAACCCGGCAGTTCGCCATTAAGAGCAACCAGGGCGGCGGGCGCGTGCTGCGGGCCTCATTGAAGAGAGTATAGTGCTTCCCCACCGCCCCCTTCTCACGTAAGGAGGGGGCTTTTTTGTGTCCTTTTTAGGCGGTTCTGCTGCCCGCAGCTTTGCATCGATCATTACCTGAACTCGATGCAAGTCCATCATCTGTTGTCCGCTATCCTTCGCTCGCCCTGGGCTATCCAGAGCGAGACGGTGCTCGGTTATCTGCCGCAGATTGCGGCCATGCTCAATGGGGAGCGGCTGGGCCAGGCGACGGTTCCAGTTGCTCCCGCAGAGGAAAGCGTGGTGTTTGCGGCTGCCCGTGGGGGCCGCGCTAAGGGTAAGAAGTTCGACGAGGCCCCCGCGGGCTCGGTGGCCGTGCACTCGCTTAAAGGCGTGATGATGAAGCAGGACCAGGTGGGCCTGTGCACCGACGTACCGGGCACGGCCTCCCTGCTGCGGGCCATCCAGGCCGCCGACGCGCACGAGAACGTAATCGGCCACCTGCTCGACATCGACTCGGGCGGGGGCTCGGTGGATGGCACGGCGGAGTTTGCCGCCGGCCTGGCGGCGCTGAGCAAACCTATTGTGGCCTACTCCGATGGCATGATTGGCTCGGCGGCCGTGTGGGCTGCCGTTTCGTGCGCCGAAATCGTCCTCAACAACGAAACCTGCCGCATCGGCAGCATCGGGGTGATGGCCAGCTTTCAGGACATCAAACCCGCGCTCGAGAAGCTGGGCGTGAAGTTTCACGACCTGGTAGCCGACGGCTCTGAGGATAAGAACTCGGACTTCTTCGCCGCCCTGGGGGGCAACTACAAGCCTTATAAAGCCAACGTGCTCAATCCGCTGCGGGCCCACTTTCACGAGCACGTGCAGGCTGCCCTAGGAGAGCGGCTCAACCCCAAAACCGCCGAAAAGGCCCTCAAGGGGGGCATGTTCTTCGCTTCCGAAGCCCAAGCAATGGGCCTGATCACGGCGGTCGGCCCCTTCGATTTTGCCGTGCAGCGGGTGTTTGCCCTCGCTGACGGTACCGAAGCCGACCTGGCTTCGGGCGACACCATCCAAGCCAACCATTCAACTTCTATCCCCATGTTCGGAAAGAACAAGTTCGCGGCCGTGGCCGCTCTGGCCGGCCTGAGTGCCGCCGCTGTTACTCCCGCCCTCGTAGCCGCCGCCAACGACGAGCTGGAGGAAAAAGGCATCACCGGCGCCGCGCTCATCAGCGCCACCGACTTCCAGGCCCTCGATACCGCCGCCACCGCCCACCAAGTCACCACCAACGCCCTAAAGGCGGCGGGGGTGGACTCAATTGAGGCGTTGGTGCAGCAGCGCGACCAAGCCGTGGCCAAAGCCAACGAGTACGGCGACCAGCCCGGGGCGCTGCCCACCAGCTCGACCAAAGAGAAATCCGACATCGAGGAAGCCGGCGACGATCCGCAGGCCCTGGTGGATGCCCTGCACGCCAAGATGCTCGGCTAGTCTGCCGTTAGCACCGCCTATCCCATTTACCATATCACTTAACGACTTTATCGAATGTCCTTAGTTATCACCGACGTAGTGGCCCAATTCGGCGCCTACTACCTCAATCAGGGCCAGAACCTGTCCCGCCTCTACACCTTGCTGCGCTCGGCTACCACGACCGAGAGCCTCTTCACCCCGGTCAACACCGACGACACCATCTGGCGGGCGGCCAAGGCCCTGTTCACCCGGGTGGTGCAGCCCTTCCAGAAGGCTTTCACGCCGCTGGCCAGCGTCACGTTCGTGCCAGTGGAAATCCGCCAGTTCAAAATGAAGGTGGATGCCCAGGAGTATCCCGACGAGTTGGAGTCCAGCTGGTTGGGCTTCCTCGACGGCGAAGACATCGACCGCAAAACCTGGCCGTTCGTGCGATGGTACGTGGAAGTGTATTTGATTCCGCAGATCAAGCAGGACATCGAGTTCAATGAAATTTTCCAGGGCTCGTACGTGGCGCCCACGGCCGGCGTAGCGGGTGCCGCTGGCACGTCGATGGATGGCTTGAAAAAGACCCTCAACGGCCACATCACCGCAGGGCGCATCACGCCCATCACCACCGGCGCGCTGGAAATCACCAACCCTGAGGCCTTGGTGGAGCAGTTCGAGAAGTTTGCCGATGGCATCCACAAGGACTACTGGAACATCCCCATGGTGCTGGGCTGCTCCGAAACGGTAGCGCGGGCCTTTTTGCGGGGCCAGGAGCGCAAATACGGCAAGAACACTGGTGGTGGCGCGCTGGGTTTGCAAATCAACAACACCAACATCTCGCTGCAGGGCGTGCCCTCGCACCGCAACACGCAGAAAATCTGGTGCACGCCCAAGGGCAACGCCATTATGCTGCGCAAGCGCATCCAGAACCAAACCAAGGTGCAGGTCGAGAGCTTGGACCGCTTGCTCAAGCTCTTCACCGACTTCAGCATGGGCCTGGGCTTTATTATCCCCGAAATCGTCTTCACCAACGACCAGGAGTTGACCTAAGTCGCCCGACAAAGCCGGCCCCCAACCCGGGGGGGCTCTCGTCACAGAAGTGCTTTTCCTACCCATTCATTGTCCATTCGCCACTGTTATGGCTGAAACCCTAGAAGAAAAAGTGATCCGCCTGGAGCGCGAAAACGCCCAGTTGCAGGAAGAGAAAACCACCGCCGAGGAGGCCGTGGTGGAGCTAAACGAGAAGCTGGCCAACGCCGAAGCCGTGGCCCCGGAGCAAGTGGTCGTGACGCACGAGAAGGTGAAATACCGTGTGCTGGCGCCGCAGTTCCAGCACAACGGTCAGCTCATCAAAGCCCAGGACCTGCAGGCCAACAAAGAGGTGCTGGCCGAGCTAATCAAGGCCGAGTCGGGGTTGCTGCTCAAGCTCGAAGCCGCCAAGTAAGCCCGCGTCAGTAGGCTGAATTCATACGTTTTATCTGTCAATTCTATCCGTACTATGGATTTATTTGATCTGAATGGTCCGCAGGGCAAAGACAACACGCCCGGCATGAAGCAAACCCTGTTCATCGCGGCCGAGCAGGACTTCACCACCATCAAGGGCGTGAAGAAGACCTCGAACCCGGGCGACTCGGTGACGGTGGACGGTTCGCACGCTTTCGCGGCTGACAAGGGCTTCATCAAGTGCTACAGCACGCTGAAAACCGCGCAGCTCAAGCTGGGTAACGTGGGGGAGCGGGACGGCCGCGGTAAGAAGATCGACTTCACGTTCTTTCACCCGGGCAACTCCAAGGAGGCCGCTGAGTTCGACCGCCAAATTAAGAACCAGACCTGCATCATGCTGGTGACCACCGCCAATGGGCAGATCCTGCAGCTAGGTAGCGAGGGCCTGGGCGTGGAAATCCTGGGCGAGTACGACTCGGGCACGCTGGACAGTGGCCGGAACGGCTTCACCTTCAAAGTAGAAGGCTACGACAATGGCCTGCTCTTCTACGAAGGCGACATCAAGCTCAAGGGTGGTGCTACCGTTGCTGGCGCTGGCGCCTAAGTCGTGAACAACGCTTGGCAAAAATTGCTGCGCCCGGACGTAGCCGCGAAGTATGAGGTCGTGCAGGCCCCGGGCCGCTATGCGGTGCGGGCGCTGGACTACCGGACAATCGACCTCCGTACCCTCAGTCTGGCCGAGGCCGACGAGCTGGTAGCGAAGCCAGGTGGAGAAGTCTACTTCCGGCGGCGGAAGGTGCGCCGCAGGCCCTCAGCAGCTCCCACGGCAACAGCAGGGGAATAGGAGCGAAGGAGCTGTGAGAAAAACGCCTCGGCCATGACGGTCGGGGCGTTTTTGCGTCCTTTTTAGCCGTGGTGGGCAGGAGCAGCTTTGCCCCATGAATGTGGAAATTTCCAACTGGCTGGGCTCGGAGCAACCCTACGCGGCCGGCGTGGCCCTCTACGAGCAGCACGGCACCAGCGGCATGATCAAGCGGCTGCTCGCGGGTAGCTGCACCAGCTACAACCGCGAGGTGCTGGCCCGGGAGCTAGGCAAGCTGGTGGCCACGGCGCAACCTGCGGCGGCCCAGGTGCGGCCGCCGGCTGCGGTGCCCACTCCCGCCGCTGACGCCCTCCCCCAGCTGCGTCAGGCCCGCCGCCCGCTGCTGGGGGAGCGGGAATACCTGCATGCCCGGCTGGAGTTAGTCAGCGAGGCTGAGCGCAGTGCCTCGGCTTTGCGCATCCTCGCTATTGGGGACTTGCTCAACGAGAGCTACGCGGCCGAAACCCACTACCAGCAATACGGCACGCTGCCGACACCGCCCCCCGCGGCCGAACCGGCCCCGGAGCTAGCCTCGCTCACTAGCGTGGGCGACATCCACTACCACCTAAAGCTGCTGCGCACTCAGCGCACCAAGCTCAAAGACCGCCCGGACCGCGCCGCCGACTACGCGCAGGTGCTGGCCAACATCGATTTACTGGAATCCAAACTATCCCCTTCATGACTACCGAAGAATTAGCTCCCTTAGCTTGGAATACCGTGCAGCGCCGGGTGCGCGAGCTGGTGCCCCTGGCGTACAATCCGCGCATTCTGACCGAGGAAGGCCGCACGCGCCTCATGCGCAGTATCCAGAAGTTCAACCTGGCCGAGATTCCAGCCATCAACACCGACGACGTGGTGCTGGCCGGCCACCAGCGCCTAAGCATCCTGCTCGACTTGGGCCGCGGCGATGAAATCATCGATGTGCGGATGCCCAACCGCCTGCTCACCAAGGAGGAACTGGACGAGTACAACATCACCTCCAACGTCGGCGCTGGTGTGTGGGACTATGCCAGCCTGCAAGAGAACTTCGCCCACATCGACCTGAGTGCCGTTGGTGATGCCAGCATGCTGGCCGGCCTCGCCGACCTCGCCAACATGGCGTTGCCGTTGTTGCCCTCAGAAGAGCAGGAGTTCGACCCCACACCGCGCCCGGAGCCGATATCGGTGCTGGGCGACGTGTACGAGTTGAGCAGCGATGCCCGCGGGCTTCAGCACGTCCTAGTGTGCGGCTCGTCGACGGATTCGGACGTGGTGGCCACGGCGCTGGCCGGCAAGCTTATTGACCTGGTCAACACCGATCCGCCCTACAACGTCAACTACCAAGGCAAGACCAAGGATGCGCTCAAGATCGAGAACGACAGCCTGGACAACGACTCGTTCCGACAGTTTTTGTACGACTACTACACAAACTGCTACACGTTCATGAAGCCCGGGGCACCCATCTACGTGTTCCATGCAGACTCAGAAGGGGCCAACTTCCGCCTGGCTTTGCAGGAGGCGGGCCTGAAGCTGAGTCAGTGCCTGGTGTGGGTGAAGCAGCAGTTTGTAATGGGCCGCCAGGACTTTCACTGGCAGCACGAGCCCATTCTGTACGGCTGGAAGGAAGGGGCCGCCCATTCGTGGTACTCGGACCGCAAGCAAACCACGGTGCTGCACTTCGACCGTCCGCAGCGCAATGCCGAGCACCCGACCATGAAGCCGCTGGCCATTCTGGAGTATCAGCTGGAGTGCTCCAGTAAGCCCGGCGACGTGGTGTTCGATGGCTTCAGCGGCTCAGGCTCGGTGCTGGTGGCTTGCGAGAAGCTGGACCGAGAAGCACACGTCGTGGAGCTCGACCCGGCCTACGTCGACGTGGCGGTGCGCCGCTGGGTGAAGTTTATGCAAGACAATCAGCGTCGCTTTACGGTGACGCGCAACGGTCAGCAGCTGCGTGATGCCGAGCTTGCCTGCTTCGAGTAACCCGAACTATTCCGGCGCCACCGAAACGGCGCTGGACCGCATCAAGGCCTCCTACGTGCACGAGGGGGCCGAGGAGCGGCTCACGCCCGACGATAAGAAGCGCAAAGAGCAGCTGGAAGCCGCCCACGGCCTGCTGGTGAACTACCACAGCATGGAACAGGCCGTGCCGCTGCTGGAGGGCCGCTTCGGCATCAGTCGGGCCACCGCGTACCGGCGCTGCACCGAAGCCATCCGGCTGTTCGGCGACGTGACGCGCTCCTACAAGGATGGCATCCGCCACATCCTCTACGAGTTTGCCATGAAGGTTTTCCAGTTGGCAGCCAGCGCGAAACCGCCGGACTTGAAGGCCATGAACGCTGCCATCAAGAACATGGCCATTCTCAAAGGGCTCGACAAGGACGACTCCAACGCCCTCACGCCCGAAGTGCTGGCCAACCGCACCTACGTGCTCACCATGCACTTTCACGGGGCCGACGGCCAGCAGCAGTCGGTGCCGCTGGGTGGTAACCTGAGCAAGCTGGAGCCGGGCACATACGCCCAGCTCATTGATGCGGTGGAGCAGTCCGACCCCACGCTCGCGCAGATGGAGCAGCTGCTGCGCCGCGCCGCTGATACCCCCGAAACGGAAGAAGCCGCGCCCGATGACCACTAGACCCGACGTAAAGGAGCTGCGCTTTAACCGGCCGCAGCTCCGCTTTATTCTTTCCAAGCTGGCCTCGGCCGTGTCGCTCTGGAGCCGAGCCACCGGCAAGTCCACGCTCATTGCTTGGCTGATGCACTTAATCGTGCAGCACATGCCCCGCAGTTGCTGGGGCCTGGTGGGCTCTACGTACGGGCAGATCCTGACTCGCACGCTGCCCTCGACCATCGACGCGCTGGAAAAGCTCGGCTACTACAAAAACGTGCACTACTTCATCGGCCGCAAGCCCGATGCTTCCTGGGGCTGGCCCGAGCCGTTTCAGCGCCCGGTGAAGTACGACAACTTCATCATTTTCTACACCGGCACTGGGTTTCACCTTATCACCCAGGATGCCGGCGGCTCCTCGTCGCGGGGCCTGAACCTGGACGGCTGGATTGCCGACGAGGGCCTGTTGCTGGACCGCGAAAAGCTCGGTACCGATGTCATTGCCTCCAACCGGGGCAATCTGGACGTTTGGGACAGCCCGCTGCACCACGGCAAGTTTATCTTCAGCTCGATGCCCTGGGGCGACCAAGGCAAGTGGCTGCTGGAAGATTCCGCCTATTACGACCGGGATGGGGTGGACTTCAGCTTGATTCGCAACCAGCTCATCAAGCTGCAACTGGAGTTTGTGGATAGCCGGGCCACCAGCACGCGCCTGGCTTTGTACGAGGAAATTCTGGCCCTGAGCGGGCAGTTGCGCTTCTACGCCAACCCCCGCAGCATGGGCAGCAGCAAGCAGCACATTCCCAAGGGGCTACTCTACTCCGAGGCCAACATCTTCGATAACCTGCTCAACATCGGCATTCCCTACCTCGAGCAACAGCGGCGGGAGTTGTCGGACTTCGTGTTTCTGATTGAAATCCTGAATCAGCGGCCGGCCACGGTGGAGGCGGGCTTCTACCCGAAGCTGGTGATTGCCCACCACGCCCAGGAAGCGTCCAACGACAGCTATCTACAGGGCCTGAACTTCAATTTGGGCCGGCTGCGCACGCCCGATAGCCGCATGGATGGGGACTGCCTAGCCCACCTGCCCCTGCGGGGGGCCGTGGACTGGGGCAGCAAGATATCGGTGATGACCGTGGCTCAACTGCACAAGGAGGCCGGTGAGTACCGCTTTCTGAAGGATTTCTACGTCAAGCACCCCAAGCTGATCGAGGATCTGGCCCAAGTGTTCTGCGACTACTACGAGCACCATAGTTGCCGGGAGTTTCACTTCATAGAGGACAGCGAGTGGGGCAACGCCCGCAAGCCCGATAGCAAGCTCACCTACAACCAGCAGTTTGCCGAGTGCCTGCGGGCCCGGGGCTGGCGGGTGCGCTTTTTCAACCAGGGGCGCGTACCCAACTACGCCATCCGCTACAAGCTGGGCATCGACCTGCTGGGCGAAACCGATACGCGGCAGCTGGTGGTGCGCTTTAACAAGGTCAACAATAAGAACACCCTGACGGCTATGAGCATGGCCCCGCTCAAGGAAAACAGCCGGGGTGAGATTGAGAAAGACAAAACCAGTGAGCGGAAGAAAACCATCCCAGGGGAGGAGGCTACTCACTTCACCGATACGGTAGACCTGCACTTCATGAGCATCGACAAGCACGTGGTGCGTTCCACGCCCGAGGCCGGGGGCCTGCTGCTAGTGAGCAGCTAGAATAGTCCAGGCCACCAGGGTAGTCGGCCCGTAGTGGAACTTGCCGGTTGCCATCAGGTTGGATTCCGGTAGCGTAGTTATTTTAACCTCCAGTGCTTGTATAATCTCTTCCTGTCTTGCTCGGTCTTCCGGTAGGGATAGGTAAATGTTCTCGGTTGTTCGCTCTTCTTTGAGGGCTAGTGCGTAGCGCTCATAAATAGCCGAGTGTTCCAGCTCTAACTGGAATGTCTCCTCATCAATGGGGATAAGCAGGTAGGGTGTTGGTTGGTCGTCTATATCATAATCCAGTTGGCACACATAGTAGTGAGGTTGGCCTGCAAAGCTGGTGACCCCTTCCCGTGCGCCATCATACCATACCGAGATGGTGTACACTGTATCTAGTGCAGTCGTCATGGATGAAAGGTAAAATATGTCACTGAATTGATTGGAAATATTGTGAAAAGCCCGTTTGCAGCCTGCGAACGGGCTTTTTTGTGCGCGCTAGCCTGGCATATATCCCTTGAGGGCCTTCATGGAAATTTCCACGCGCGACAGTGCGCGTCGGGGTGTTCACCGACGAAATGAGACAAAAACGGATTCGGAAGCGCCAAAAAGGGCCTTCCTGCTACCGTGCGGGCACTATGCCGTGAGATTGGGGTTTGAGCGGCCCGGGGCGCGGTGGGTTTTTTGTCCTTTTTCCCGCTGGCGGGGGCGGCGAATTTCGTCTCGATGATTCCGAACACAATCCGCCTCGCCGACGCCTTACAGCAAATGGAGCAAGCCGAAACCGGCTTCTCGCTCCGGTTCGTGCAGGCCGACCGCAAGCGTAAACAAGCCGGCAACATCGTGGAGTGGCAGGACTGCCGCCTCTCCCGGCCGCGGCAGGGCCAGCGCCGGAAGCTGGGGCCCGCATCCGAGGCCACCGAAGCCGCCCCACGCGCCAACCGGCAGCCCGCCCACTTCGCCAACGCCACCCGCAACCTGGTGCAGGGCCGCAGCACGCAGGTGCGCAAGGTGCATATCTGGCTGATTCTAGCCTTCAACGGTAAAAAAGTAGTGCTCTCATGAGTGTAGTAGTTAATAGCGACCTCACGTTCGGGTACGCCACTACCAGCGCCGTTATGGTCCGGACGGGTCTGAGCGCCGCCACCAGTAGTGGGAGTGGGGCCCCCGCGGATGCGCCGGGCGAGGCGCCTACCACGCCGGCTAAAAAGCCCGATGGCTCCGACGACATCGCGCCCTGGGGCGAGGACAACCTGTTTCCGCAGAGCGTCATCAAAGACATCGAGAAGAACACCATTCTGCCCGCCGTGCTGGAAAAGAAAACCAGCATGATGTACGGCGGGGGCTTGGTCTACGGCATCATCACCGGCAAAGACAAGGACGGCCGGCCGCTGTTCGAGGCGCAATCCATCCCGGAAATCGACGAGTTTATGGTGTACTCGCGGCTGGATTTGTACGGCTTCGAGGGCCTGCACGACATCAACACTTTTGCCAACGCCTTCCCCGAACTGATTCTGTCCAAGAACCGGCAGAAAGTAAAGCTCATTAGCATTCAGGAAGCGGCCTGGTGTCGCTACCTCAAGCCCAAAAAGGGCGTGATTCCGGGCGTGGTGATCAACGCCAACTGGGACAACGGGGGCAAGCCCGGCGACGAGTACGCGACGACGGTGCCGGTGCTCGACCCCTACTTCGACGCGGTGGGCAACCTGCGGGCCCAGCAGAAGGGCTTCAAGTTTATCTACCCGCTCAGCATCCCGAGCCCCGACAAGGCGCTCTATCAACTGGCGGCCTGGAACTCGGTGCGCCGCTCGGGCTGGCTGGACGTGGCCGCGGCTATTCCTGAGTTCAAGAAGGCGCTGTTCAAAAACCAGCTCAGTGTCAAATACCTGATTGAGGTGCACTCGGCCTATTGGGAGTGGAAGTATGGCGACTGGGACGGCTTGACCCGCGAAGAGAAGAAAACGCTGCTGGAGGAAGAAATCAAAGCCTTCAACGACGTGATGCAGGGTACCAACGGGGCCGGTAAAACGGTGATGACCACCACCATCCTCGACAAGAAAACCATGCAGGAGGTGCCCGCCTTCAAGATTACGGCCATCGACGACAAGCTCAAGGACGGCATCTACATCGAGGACTCCAACGAGGCCAGCACGCACACCTACACGGCCCTGTCGATGCCGCCGAGTCTGATGGGCGTCTCGCCCGGCAAGGGCATGGGTGACGGGGCCGGGGGCGGCTCCGAGCCGCGGGTGCTCTTCAACAACTTCATCAGCACCTCCCAGTTCCAGCTCGACCTGCTCACGGCCCCGCTGAACCTGATTTCGCGCTACAACAACTGGCAGGTGGGCGGCAAATGGATCGTGTGGCGCTTTCTGAATCCATTCATCATGGAAGAGCCGCAAAGCCAGCCCAAACAACAAGAAACCAAATAGCTATGAGTCTTATTCTTACCATTGAGAAGTATCGCGAGTACGTAGTCGTCAACAAAAACTCGTTTTCGCTGGCCTCCATCCAGCCCGATATGCGCCTGGTGGAGCAGGACCGGATCAAGCCGCTGGTCGGGGCCGCGTTCTACTACCAGCTGGCGGGCAAGGTGAAAACCAACGCCGACCTCACGGAGCCGGAACAGGACGTGCTGGAGCTGCTGCGCCAGGCCGTGGCCACGCTGGCCATGGTAAGCTACCTGCCGATGGGCCAGTTGCAGATTTCCGACCTGGGCGTGACGGTGAATACCAACGGGGACAAGCAGAAGCAGCCCTATCAGTGGCAAATCAACCAGTTGCGGTCCAACCTGCAAGCCAAGGGTTACAACGCGCTGGAAAAGGCCCTGAACCTGCTCGATGAGCACAGCGAGGCCCCGGAGTTTGAAGCCTGGACCACATCGGCCGCGGCGACGGCCGCCCACAAGTTCTTTCTGAACACGGCAGTGGCCTTCTCCGAGCACTACAACATTGGCGGCTCCCGACTCACTTACCTAGCCCTGATGCCGACGCTCCGCAAAATGGAGCGCTTCAGCATCGAGCCGGTTCTCGGGGAGGCGTACTACCTGGAACTGAAGGCGCAGGTAGTGAGCCGCGACGTGTCGGCCGACAACCTGCACGTGCTCGAGCAGTACGTGCGGCCGGCGCTGGCTCACCTGACCGTAGCCAAGGCCGTGCCTGAAATTGGGTTGACGTTGAATGGCGATGCGCTAGGGCTGAATGTGCACCGAGTGGAAGAAACCAACGCGCAGGATCCGGATGCCTCCCTCGAGGGCTTGCTTAGCTTGAAAGTGGAACAGGCCATGGGCGACGCGCTGGTGTTCCTGGAGCGGCTGAAGAAGTACCTCAACGCCAACGCCTCGGCCACCCGGTTCGCCACGTACTTCGCATCTCGCCAGTACCAGTCACCGACTGCGCCCCGGGCCACGGTACGCACCGCGCCCGAGGGGGCCGTTTACGGCTGGTTCTGATGCGCGCTTTGCTGCAACCCGTGCTGCTACTGGTGAGCGGCCCGCGCACCGTGTTCGTGCTCAACACGGCCCTGGGGGCCTCGCCTTGGGCCTTGCTGGTGCGCCAGTACCTGTTTGCCGACTGGCAGTTCGCCGGCTTTCTCTTCACCCTGATTCTAGTCGATACCATCACCGGCGTGCTGCGCAGCTGGCAGAAGCGGCAGGTGAGCAGCCGCGCCTTCAGCCGCATTTTCATCAAGTGCCTGGTGTACCTGTTGCTGCTGATTCTGGCCCACGTGATGACCAGCTTCACGATTAAGGGCAAGGTAAACGTGGTGTTTCAGTGGTTCGACACTTTCATCTACTGCGCCATGATGGCTCGCGAGGCGCTGAGCGTACTCGAGAACCTGGCCACCGTCGCGCCCGAACTCGTGCCCAAGGTGCTGCTCAAGCGCCTGGCCCTCTTCAGCGAAGACCCTGAGGCTGCCCTGCGCCAACTGAAGCCCGCGCCCCCGGCCGAAGTCGCGCTGCCGGCAGCTGAGCCCGGGCCGGCTCCCATACCCGACGTTTCTCTTTAATTCCTTGTGATGCAGTTAACTAAACTCCAATTGCTGGCGGCCCTGGTGGGTGCCACCGCGGCCGAGGCCGACAAGTTTCTTAAACCCCTCAACGCCACGCTGGAGCGCTACCAGATCAACACCCCGCTGCGGGTGGCGCACTTCCTGGCGCAAATCGGCCACGAGTCGTGCGGCCTAGATGCCGTGCGCGAGTACGCTAGTGGCGCGGCCTACGAGGGCCGCAAAGACCTGGGTAACACGCAAAAGGGCGATGGGGTGCGCTTCCGGGGCCGCGGCTTGATTCAGATCACCGGCCGGGCCAACTACTTTGCCCTGAGCCGCGCCTTCCAGGTGGACTTCGTGGCCAACCCGCTGCTGCTTGAGCAGCCCATGTACGCGGCGCTATCAGCCGGCTGGTACTGGAACAGCCGCAGCCTCAACGCCATGGCTGACGGCAACTTTTTCGACACCATCACCAAGCGCATCAACGGCGGCACTAACGGCTATGCCGACCGGATGAACCGCTTTCTGGTGGCCGCCAAGGCCCTGGGCATTCCGGGCGGGAAAGCATGAGGCGGCTGCTCTATTGCTCGCTGCTGGTTGTCTTGACCAGTTGTGCCACCAGTCGCCCGCGGCCGGCCGCGCTGCCCCCGTTGGTGAGCCTGCTCGCTGCCGATTCCTTGGTGGGCCTGCCGAATTCATTACCAGCTGCCCAAACCCCACAGACGTTGCTGCAGCGCCTCACGGGTGGGGTGTTCGGTGGGGGAGCCGGCAAAACGACAATCACCCAAAAGTTCAAGGGCCCCACCACCATTATCATCGGCAACCACAACGCGGGCAGCGCTGCCACCAAGCCCGGCCCCACGGCCACCGGCCCCGGAGCAGTGGCCACCGACGCCCAGAAGGCCACGGCGCCCGTGGTAACAGGCGATGCTAACCAGGCCGCCAGCGCGCGCACGGGCCCCCCGGTCGCCGGCGACCGCAACACGGTAACCGGGCCACCGCCCAGCAACTGGTGGCGCTGGCTGCTGGGGGGAATGGTGGTGGGCTTTGCCTTGCGGCAGGTTGGGCCGTGGCTGATCCGTAGATTATTTCCTGTTTAAAAAGGGGGCCGGCGTATGCAGCTGGGGCCCTTTTGCTATCTTGCAGACGCTAACACCTAAGTGCCCTTACTGGATAATAAAGTAGCCGAGAATGCTCAGGCCGTCGTCAGAAAACGGCCGGGGAGTAGAGCGGGAGTGTGACCCGCATGCTTTAGCTTTCTCGGAAGCTTAGGTGTTAGCAGCAATTTCCCCGGCTTGCCCGACGCTGCTTATGGCCACCTCCCAAGAACCCGCCGAACAGGCCCCCAACTTGCCGCTGGTACAGCCGGCGGGTATCACCAACGACGAAATGTGGCGGCTCTGCGAGCGGTACGGGCTCGAATTTACGCCCCCCACGGCCCGGGACATGCAGTTCAGTGGTATCATCAAGGCCCTGGAGGAGTTGGTGGATGCCCTCGGGCACCGACCAAAGATTACTTGAGTAGCGAGCCTCGGCCAGTAGCCGAGGCTTTTTTGTGTCTCGGGTTCAGTGTTAGCACGGATGCAAACAGGAAGGGCAATGGATACTTTACCAATGTGCAATCAATGGTGAGGCCTTTTGACGTTTTCAGGACTATGCTAACCGACGCAGAGAAAAAGAAAATTACCGAAGAGGAAATCTTCAGAAAAGAAGTTCAGGATTCCTTAAAGACGGAGAAAGAGGGCACAATCTGGAAATTTCTCAATAGCAGTTTTGGGATTTGGCTTCTGTCCAGCGTCGTATTAGGGCTCATTACTTTTGCTTACACTACCTATGAGAAAAACGAAACTGAGAGCAAACAGGATTCGAAGGAAATCACTGCTCTAGATGCTGAAATAGGAGGGCGGCTGAAATATTTCAATACTCAAATCAATAGTGCCGCTAGTTGTGGCGATTATGTAGGCGTAGTGGGCAGGATCATAGTGTATCCGGAACTGCCTCAAGAGATATACGCAATAAATAATGAGTATGCAGACCAGAATTTTAGGACTCTGTTTACCAAATTGTCTGCTTTAGTAAAAGATGATAGTGACCGGAAAGAGGAAGTAAAAAGAGCGCTAGAGGGCCTAGATCAGATACAGCAAAATGCTCGTCCGCCAATGGGTGATTGTCCTACAAAGGGCTCATTATACAACCCAATGACCCCCGCACAGACATCCAGTTTGCGTATTATTAAAAGCGCATTGGAGTCGAATTTCAATAGTGACCACTGGCAATAAAGCCTAGTGCGTTTTATAAAAGCTGGTAAGCTGCATATCTAAATCCCCTCCTGGCTAATAAGCCCGGGAGGGGATTTTTCGTGTCCTTTTTCGTCGGTTCGGGGGGCAGGAGCTTTGAGGAAACTATCTCCTCACCCATGCACGATGTATCGATTGGTGGCCGGCCCCGCAAAGTAGCCGACACCTGGAACGCCCTCCCACGCAAGCATCTGCTGGCGGTGGTGCGCCACTTGTATGCCCAGCACCGCACCGAAACTGATTTGCGCTTTTGGCTGCTGAGCGTGCTGCTCGATGTGTCGCTGGCCACCATCCTGGCTTTCACCGATGTGCAGCTAGCCCAGCTACTGTGGCTCACCGATTTCCTGCTCGATGACAACACGCTCACGGAGCAGAAGCTAGGGAGCGTGCAGTTGCCGGCCTGGCGCGACCCACTGCGCCGCACCTTCTACGGCCCGCGGGAGCACTTCCGCAACCTGAGCTTTGCCGAGTTCATCTTCGCCGATTCCTACTTCGTGCGCTACAGCCAAGACCGCACTCAGGTCGCGCTGCTCGACAAGCTGGTGGCGGTGCTCTACCGGCCCCAGCGCCGCCACTACGACCCCAACGCCCCGGACTTCGGCGGCGACCGGCGCGAGGACTTCAACGAGCACCTGCTGGAAAAGCGGGTTTCGATGCTCTCGGCCCTGCCCCGCGACGAGAAACTGGCCATCTACACCTGGTACGCCGGCTGCCGTCAGGCGCTAGAATACACTTACCCGGACGTGTTTACCTCAGCCCATCAGGAGCAGGCCCGCGCCAAGGGCTGGGACTACGTGCTGCGCGAATTATCGGGCAGCACCTTCGGCACCCTAACCGAAACCAGCCGTCAAAACGCCCGCCTCGTGCTGGCCAAGATGCAGGATGATCAGCAGGCCGCCGAGCGCCTGCGCGAACTACACCGCCAACAAACCCCTCACTAATGCGCCACCACCACTACACCCAGATGGGCCGAGAGCTGGCCCGCCGCCACGTCGACATTCAGCATACGCCGGAGCAGTGCCGCTTCCTGCGCCTGCTCATCAGCTCCGACCCGATTCAAAAGCAACTCGACCTCTCCGAGTTCTACAGTAGCCTGCGCAACAAACTCGATTTGAGCGACAACAAGGCCGCAATGGTGCTGGAAAACTACCAGGCCGACTACTCGGACAACGAAGGCGACTTCTACGCCAAGTACCATCACAGCGCCTTTTTGGTGCTTAAGCTGGTGGGCACCGACGACTACGACGGCCGCGACAATATCCTCGACGAGTGCGAGCGGATCGGGGAGGAGCTGATGGGGGCGCTGCTGGCGCAGCTCACCACGGCCGGCCTGCGCATCACGCCCGACGATGTGATGCAGGAAGCCATCGGCCCCATCGGCGACGGCCTGGTGGGCTGCCGCTTCAACTATGTGTTCCGTAGTGCCGCCACCCAGGCGCTGACTTACAAACCTTCTCAATTTATCGACTAATGGCCGGCGAAAGACTAGCAAAACAAGTTGTCCAAGTAGTCAACCCGGAGGACGGCAAATGGGTCCAGCTCTACCTGGGCGGCTTGTATCACCTGTTCGAGCCGAGCTATAACGGCACGGGCATCAATATGTTCCGCATCATTCCGCCCCAGACCAACTACCAGCGCCAGAACGCGCTCTCGTTCGTGGCCGCGGTGCGGGCGCGTATCCTGGCCTTTAGCCTGCCCTATACCGTTACCGAGCAGGAAATCCAGCTGCCCTACTGCACGCTGGTCACCATTGAAGCCACCACCTACGACCGGGCGCTGGACTTCCAGCCGGTGCAGAACTTCCCGCAAAATGGGCTGCCGGGCATTCTGCAATGGGACCAGGCCGATACTATCCGGCCGGTGTTCGTGGACCAGCAAGTCACTGATGCCGGCATTTTCGGCTCGGCCACCGGCGCGGTGACCCTGACGGCCCGCAACGGCAACGACGGGGTGTACACCTACACCTGGGCCGATGGCCCGACTACGGCCAGTCGCCCCGACCTGCTGGCTGGCCGCTACACCTGCGTGGTGGCCGACACCAGCGGGGCCAGTACGTCGGTGACGGTGCTCGTGCGCGAGGACGCGCAACTGAGCGTAGTGGTCAACCGAGTGGAAAACGACGTGACGCTGGAAGTGGGCGGGGGCCTGGCCCCGTATGCCTTCGTGTGGGAGGATGGCAGCACGCTACCCACCCGCCTCGATTTGGAGCCGGGCACCTACACCTGCACCATCACCGATGCGCGGGGCGCGACGACCGACACGGCCGTCACTATTTCAGCCTTCCAGTTCTATTTCTCGCTCAACCCCATCCTGCTGCCGCTCGATGCCGGCGACGCCTACCGGGCCGACCCCACCACCAAGCCGAACCTCTCGTTTTGCTGCGAGGTCTACATTGAGCCGGAGTATCTGAGCGACGAGTTCGTGCGCCTGGGCGACGTGCTGGAGCAGCCCGCCGACCGCTACGGCCGCACCACGTTTGAAGTGCAGGCTCTGCTCGATACCTACTTACAAGAGCACCTGCCCAGCCCCGGCCAGCAGGCCATCAGCCGGGCCGACTCGCTGTTCAAGCGCTTCTATTTGCTCAGTTACGAGCGGTTCGGAGAGCCGCTGGAAGAGGGGCCGCAACTGCTGCAAAGCACCAACTACGTGGTGCTGGGCGGACTCGACTACTTCGAATACGCAGCCCGCACGTGGCAGAGCACCTACCAGGCCGCGGCCAAGCCCTTCCTGACCTGGCAGCCCAACGACAAGCGCGTGTACGCCGACCAGCCTGAGTACCTCTATTTTATGGTGGACTCGTTTTCGGTGCCCGCCTTTTGCGTGCAGGTGCGCGTGAAATGCACCAACGGCACGACCGAAGAATTTACGACCCTGCCCTACGGGGGCGTGAAGCGTTACGAGGTGTTCTGCGTGCCGGTGGGCTACGCGGCGCTGGAGCTGACGCGCTACGAGTCGCCCAAGCGCCGGGTGTTGGGCTGGAGCGTGCAGGTGGTGGATGAGCTGGGGGTGCCGCAGTCCGAGGAGCGGCGCTACCAGGTGGAGTACCGCTATGCTCCGCAGAAGAGGTACTTCCTCTACTCCAACAGCCTGGGCGGAACTAATACGCTGGCCTGCATTGGCGACGCGGTGGGCACGTTCACGCCGGTGCAGGAGGAAGCCGAGCGCGGCCCCAACCCGCGCTACGACCCGCTGCTGGGCGACACGGTGGTGTTAGACCGCTCGGGCACGATGGTGCTCAACTTACAGACCGGTTCGCTCTCGCAAGCCGAGCAACTGCACTTGCAGGAGTTCGTGCTCAGCCGGCGCGTGACCATGGTGCGAGATGGCTTCTACTGGCCGGGCAAGGTCAAGCCCAAGGCGCTGGAGGCGTTCAGCGACGGCGACACCACCCGCGTGTTTGTGTTCGACTTCGAGTTGCCCCGCCAGCGCGTGTTCTCACCCCGGCTGCCCGCGCTGCCGGCTCTCCAGACGAAACCGGTCACGGCCGGAGAAGGGGGGCGGCTATGATTCGGCTGCTGACTTTGGCCGGCGACGAGCTGCAACTCGGCGACGGCTCCCTGAGCCTGGAAATCCGGAATCCGTACTTCGAGGAGGAGGCCATTCCCGGCACCACCTCGCTGCCGTTTTCCTTTAGCTGGACCCGCGACAACCTGCGCACGCTGGGCTTCCCGCACCGTAGCCGGGTGCCGGGTGGCCCCGCGCCGTTGCCGGTGCAGTTGCTGCTCGATGGCCCGCTCTGGCGCATCGGGGCGCTCAAGTACGGCGAATGCGACGAGGCCAAGAAGAAGCTCACCTACAAATTCACGGCTGACGCCGGGGCATTCCGCGAGGACATCAAGGGCATCCGCCTCTCCGATCTAGATTTGGGCACAGTGCCGTTCGTGCGTAGCAATGCGGGCACGGACTACGCCCTGTTGCCAGTGCGCAACACGGCGTTCTATGGCGAGAAAAACAAGGATTTCAAGGGCATCGTCAACTACTACGGGCCTGCTGGCTACCCTGCGGTGGCCAGTAAGCAGCACTGCTTTGCGCCCCAGCCCTACCTGGTGCCGGTGCTGCGCAAGGCGCTGGCCCACTTTGGCTGGAGTGTGAGTGGCGACTTTGTCGACGACGTGGAAATCCAGCGGCTGGTGATCTACAGTGACCGGGCGCTGGAGGATGCCACCGGCGCGGTGCTGGCTGAAGTAGAGTTGGCGCGGCACGTGCCCGACATGACGGTGGCGGGGCTGCTGTTGGCGCTACAGGGCCTGTTCACGCTGGGCTATCAGTTCGACACCCAGCGCAAAGAATTGCGCACCCGCTTCCTGAAGCGGGAGTTGGCCCGCACCGACTACCAGGACCGGAGTGGTGTGCTCCAGCATAGTGCGCCGAACCTGACCGAAGGCTGGCAGCTTGTGCAGAAGCCGGATGGCAACGACGAGTTGGATAAAACGCTCGATACGAGCTGGCAAACCTTCCGCATCGGGGCGGCCAAACAGGGCATCACCGTCGATGCGGGCACGTTGCACCTAGTGCGGGAAGAAGATCCACTTGTCGCGGGGCGGCAGTGGCTGGTGCCCGCCATCAGCGCTAAGGGTGCTTCGGCGGCCTACGACCTGGGCGAGGAAAGCCGCACCGGGCTGCGGCTGCTCTTCAATCGGGGCATGCATCGGGACGGCCAAGGCAGCCCGTACCCCTTCGGCTCGTCGGGAAACGTGAGCTATGCCGGCACCCCCACCGGGCTTTACACCCTGCACTGGGACGGCCCGCACGGGCTGTATCGGCACTTCGGGCAGGCGTGGTACGCCTTCCGCAGCCAGGCTACCGAGACGGAATACGAGGTGCCGTTCACCCTGGCCGACCTGCGCAGCATCGAGCCGGGCCGGCTGGAGATGGTCGACCACCACTTGCGGCTCTGGCAGCAAATCAGCGTGACCATTGACCTGCGGCGAAAGCTCAGCAAAGCCACTATCATTTATCAGCAGGTACGATGAATCAGCTCAATCAGGAGGAGCGGCCCGACCTGGCCGCCGAACGGCACCGAATGGCGCTGGAGTGGCTGCGCTTCAGCATCGAGAAGTTTCGGGCCAACATCAAGAAGATGAAGATTGGCTCCACTGGCCAACTCTACGAGAGCTTTCAGGGCACGCTCGTCGGCGGCGCGGCCGGTGATGAGCTGAAGCTGCGCCTGGTGTATGCCGTGCAGGGGATGTACGTCGATATGGGCGTGGGCCGGGGCATGGGGGCCGGCCAAACCAAGGGCAGCAGTGACTATAACCGCCTGCGCAACGAGAAGGGCAAGCTGCGCCGCCACGAGCGGAAAGCCAAGCGCTGGCAGAGCAAGCAACTGGCGCGGGAGCAGCACCGCCTGGGCGAATTAATGAGTGATATCAGTGGCCGCACGCTCATCGCTTCGGTGAGCATGGGCCTCCCTAAAACTGTGGAAGTTAATTTATAAGTGACGCTATATGGCAGGTGAAACCGAAAAGAGAACGATAGAAATCGTCGTCAACGGGCAGAAGGTGAATGCGAGTCTGAAGGAGATGGATGCGGCCGCGGCCGTCTTGTACAATCAGTTTCGCAAGCTCTCGGCCGATGACCCCGGGCGCGAAAAGATCATCCAGGACTACCGGGAAATGAAGGCCCGCATTGGCGAGGTGAAAGAGGAGTTGGGCCAGGTGAAGGAGTCGCAGAGCATGTTTTCGCAGGCGATGGCCTTTGCCGGCGTGACCGTGGGCACCGAAGCCATCCTCGACGGTATCAAGGAGCTGGGCGCGGAAATCATCAACACCACCAAGGAAGTGGCGGCGCTGCGGGGCAACATCAACGGGCTAACCGGCGCGACCGGGGCCGAGTTGGATAACCTTACCAGCTCGGTGATGGCCGTGGCCCGCACCTTCGGCAAGGACTTCAACGAGGTGCTGGTGGCCAGCAACTCGCTCAGCAAAACGATGGGCGTCAGCCAGCAGGAAGCCATGCGCCTGATTGAGCAGGGCTTTTTGTCGGGCGCGGATGCCTCAGGCGAGTTCCTCGACCAGGTGAAGGAGTATGGCCCGCAGTTCAAGCAAGCCGGCCTGAGCGCCAACGAAGCCATCGGTGTGATTTCGCAGTCGGTGACCAGCGGCATTTTCTCGGATAAGGGAGCCGACGTGGTAAAGGAGTTCGGCCTGCGCATCAACGAGCAGACCAAATCCACGCGGGATGCCCTATACGCGGCCTTCGGCCCGGAATTCACCAACGAGATTCTCGATGGGGTGAATAAGAGCAGCATGACGTCGGTGGAAGCCCTGCGCCGCATCTCGAAAGAGATGAACGACACCAAGATTCCGGCCGCCCAACTGCAAACCGTGGTAGCCGACGTGTTCGGTGGGCCGGGGGAAGATGCGGGCCTGGACTACCTGAAGTCGTTGCAGAACGTGGGCGTGGGTGTCGACCAGCTCGTCGACAAAACCAACGTGTACGTGCAGCGCCAGCGGGCGCAGCTGCTCTCGGAAAAGGAACTGGCTGACGCGCAAAACGAGCTGGCTAAGTCGTTTGAGGGGGGCAGCACCATTTTGAATACGCTCACCAACCAGGCCATGACGGTGCTCTACACCTTGCTCGTTTCGCTCGGGGCCACGTTCCGCGAGTTAGCCGAGCCAGTGCAGGCCATCTGGAACTCGCTGATGGAGCTGGGTCAGGCGATGGGCTGGGTGAGTAAGGAAGGCACCTCGGCCAAGTCGGTGGGGGAGGCGCTGGGTACTGTGTTCCGGGTGTTGCTGATTCCCACCAAGCTGCTGTGGGGCGCATTAGCCGAGGGCGTGAAGTCGTTGGTGGAGTGGGCTAAGAGTTCGGAAACGGCGCGGGCCGCGTTGGAATTCATGACCATGCCCATCCGCACGCTCTACCAGTTGCTCACCAACGGCCCGGCGTACTTTGCGGCCTTCAGTGCCGAGGCCGAGAGCCGGTTCGGCACCATCGGCCGGGCCTGGCGCAAGCTGTTGGACCGCGACTTCCGTGGAGCCGCGGCCGAGTTCGGCAACATGGGCAAGAATGCCGGTGAGGCCTACAACAAGGCCTTTGCAGCCGCTACGGCCAAACAAAATGTGACGCTGGCAGCTACAACGACCGTGACAAGTTCTGGGGCCGATCCTGGCCCCACGCGTAAGGCCGGGGGCAACGGGCTGACTGAGGCCGATGAGCAGAAGGCCGAGAAAGCCCGGGAGGCGGCCCTGAAGAAGATTGCTGCTGCCCAGGACAAAGCGGAGAAGCTGAGGCAGGAAGCGCAGAAAAAGCAACTGGAGTTTGAGGCCAAGCTGGAAGATGCCCGCGTAGCCCTCATCACCGACAGCCACGAGCGGGAGTTGGCCGCGGTCCAGCTCAAATACGACCGGAAAGCCCGGCTCATTACCGGCACTGAAGCCGAGCAGGCCCTGCAGGCCGCGGCTAATCGAGAGGCCATGAATCGGGAATTGGAAGCTATTGACGAGAAATACCGTAAACAGGCAGAGGAAGCCAAGAAAGCGGCTTTCGAGCAGAGCCTGGCTGACGAAGAAGCGACCGAAACAGAACGGGAGACGGCTATTCAGGGGCAGTTCGAGGACTTGCTCATTAGCGAGGCCCAGCGCGACCAGTTGCTCTACGAGGCCAAGCACGCCAGCCTTGAAGCCAAGCTGCTGCTGGAGGAATCGTACGGGGGCAAAACCTCGTCGCTATATCAGAAAACGTTCCGCGAGCTACAAAAGCTGGACCGGCAGCATTCCAAGGAGTCCGAGGAAAATGCCAGGAAGCGAACCGAAGCCATGCAGAAGTTTGGCTCCATGATGATGCAAACCCAGTCGGATGCTCTGGGGCTCACTATCGACATGCTCTCTAAAGACGAAGCGGCGCGGAAGAAAAACGCCACTTTGATCCGCTCGTTCACGATTGCCAAGCTCGTGCTCGACGGGGTGCAGGAAGTGCAGGGCATCTGGACGGATGCAGCCCAGAATCCGTTTTGGAAGTTGTTGCCTCCGGGCGCCAGCGTGGCCTATGCGGCCGTCCGCACGGGTCTGGCCGTTGCCCGCACGGGCTTCGCGGTGTCGCAGGCCGCCAAGCAGCAGTTTGCCAAGGGTGGACGCACGGGTGGGGGGATGAATGCCGGTGAGGGCGTGGCCATCAACCCCATGGGGCAGTTGCTAGAAATGTCGGGGATGCGCGTGGGGTCCGGTGGAAAGCTGGTCGATAACACCGGTTTCGCTGTGGCCGGCATCGTGCACCAGGACGAGTACGTGATTCCCAAGTGGATGCGCGCCGACCCGCAGGTGTTGGCCGTCGAGAACTGGCTGGAGGCAAAGCGCCTGCGGGGCTACGCTGAAGGTGGGGCCACCACTGAGGGTGGCTCTCAGGTGCCGGCCGTGCCCACCGTCAGTGACGCGACGTCGCTGCAGGAGTGGCAGCGCGAGTTACTGCTGACCCTTGGCCAGCTCAATGGGCGACTGGCCGGAGTCGAGCAGTGGCAAAGCCGACTGGGGGTACACCTAAGCTTGCTGGACTTGCAAAAAGGACAACAGCAACTCACGACCTTGCAGGCCGAATCTGCCATTCGTAAGGGGGACTAA